TCATTATATCTACCAAGTGCCATTATAATCTTTAAGAAGTCTTTTAAAGCACCTCTACGCAAATGTGGTATGCTTTCAGATACTACACTAATTTCTAAATTAGGTTCTTTAATTGCTTTGTCAATTAAGATTGGTATTATTGAAAAAGTTTTAGATGCAGAAGTTCCACCTCTAACAACCTTAACTCTTTTTTTAAGTTTTAATAATTTCTTTAAAGCAGTAGTTACAATAAAATTAAACATAAGATATTAATCCTTTTTTAATATATCTATAAAATGTTGTTTTTCCTATTCCAATATTATTAATAGCATCATTAACCGATGGATAAATAATATCTTTATATTTAACTTTCTTTATAGCGTAAAATTGACAATTCTTTAATCCTTTATTCCAAGTTTCATTACCTTTAATAAATGAACCAGAATTTCCATTTCCATCACCCATTATATTAGTTAGATTATCTATTCCTATTTGTGATATAAAATTTTGTTCTAACTGTAATGCTTTTTTCTTTGATATATTATTTACAAGTATTTTAAATGAAAAACCATTTTCATTCATAACAGTATGCTTCCAAAATTTATTTCTTTTAGAACCACCATCAAAGACCCTATCATTTTTGCCAATGCCTATATAAAAGCATTTACCATCAGATAATTTATTGTGTGAGTATACGTAATATTCTTCCATAAAACTATTGCTTTAAACTTCATCTAAATCAATATTAAAGATAGGTTGTTCATTACTTACAGTTATATCTTTTGTTTCTCTTGGTTTACCAGCATAGTAATTATAAAATAATTGTGTAAATTTAAAATCACCAGCATCTAATCCTTTTTCTAATGCTGCAAATGCTTTTTCTTCTAATGGTTTTAATCTTTCAATTAGTTTTATTTCTTCTGCTTTTGATGGTCTACCAGCACCTTCTCTTTTGCCACCATAGTTATTATCATTCATCTTGAAAAAATTTGATTATTCAAATTAAAAATAATAGTTTTTGTTTATTGTTTATACAACTTACCTAATTCAATAGCTATTTGTTTCCATTCATCTAAACCTTGTTTGATATAACCTGATACAACAAATCTATTATATTCTTTGCTATACTTATTGTAAAGTATGTTTGCTCTATATTGTGGTGTCATAAGTCTTTTTCTTGTTTATAAATTTCTAATAGTTCTTTTATATTTTCAAAATCATAAGGTCTGCCTTTTAATCTACACACCCTAATCCAATCTGCAAATCCAATAGCAAATTCATCTGCTATATCTTCGCATTCTTTTGCAAATACTTTAGCTTCTTTTGTAGTGTCTATTGAAGATTTTGTTTCAAACTTTTCTTTTAGTGTCATAAGTTACATTGGATTTTTCTTGTAGCACAACTCATTTTGTGATTATCATTTTCTAAATCACAATATCTACATTTACCATTAGGATAAAACATATCACAATTATCTGCATCACCTTCCCTATTAAATATTCCATACGATTGCCATACTTCTGATGCTGGTGCTGTAAACCTGTAACAGTATTCTTTTGAAGGACATAAACTATCATTACATTTTGCTATATCTGCCATAATTTTATATCTATTATTATTAATACTATTGCTATTGATATTTCATTTTTACCAATTACAATTCCTAAACTAAATTTGTCTGTGTAGTTTGTTTCTATTCTCATCTTATTAAAGTTTAATGTTTCTATTCATTTTATATAATGCTTGTAATCTTTCTATAATTATTTCTTGGTGTTCTTTACCTTCTGTTTCTAATAGTAATTGTTGTATGTTGTTTACTATGTTGTAATTGTTTCTTGGTTTTTGTAAGTTAGTAATTGTTTCTTGCAAGTTTTCTATTTCATTTGATAGTTTCATTACATCTATTTGTAGACTTTGTATTAATTCATCTTTAGTCATATCTAATATATCTGGTGTTGCATAATTTAATCTTTGCAATATTTGTTTCCTAAATAGTTTTAATGTTGGATTAAACTGCTCAAACATATCATAGTTCTTTAATGAATGTAGAACTGTTGCGTGGTCTTTTCCTACTGAAGCACCAATAGATTTTAAAGACTTCTTTTTATCTATTTGTTTTAATACTTTATAATAGATTGCACGTGCTTCTATTGTTTCTCTTTTACGTGTTACTTCATTTATATCTACACCTGTTATTTCTTGTATTGCTTTTTTTAGTTCTAATGTTATTTGCGTTTCCATCTAATTTTTATTTTTTGTTTTTTACTTTGTTTTATTAATTCTGTTAGTATATTAAATAATACTATTTCTAATGCTAAATGTATTCCCTGACATTCTTCATATAATTCTTCTGCTTCATATTCTTTTAATATAAACCTTATTTGTTCAATAGTCATTCCTTGTTCTATTTCATATAAGGTAATATTATAGTGTTCTGTTGCTTTATCATTCATTAGAATAGCTTTTGTTGTGCTACGTGGTTTTGTATTCTTTGTATTGCTTTGTGATAGTATTCTTTATCTAATTCACAAGCTGTTAATTCATATTTGTAATCGTGTGCTGCTATTGCTATTGAACCTGAACCTAAATGTGTGTCTAATATTTTATCTCCTTGTTTAGCGTATGTTTCTAAACAAAATTTATATAATTCTATTGGTTTTTGTGTTGGATGAAATTTATTTCCTATATCTTTTTGATATGCTCTATCAAAATATTTAACTGTGCCAATACTACACCAAGCTAATTCACCTTCAGCAAAATATCCGTTTTGATGTTTATTCCAAAAAATTATTGCTTTTGTAGATTTTAATTTTTCCATAAAATGATTAAAACCCCAAATAATTTGATTTTTAGAAACTCTAAATAATTCATTAAAATATTCAATATCTGGACTGCTTGAATCCCAATCCTTTTTTTTGTGTTTACTATATCCAATTTGACCGCCATCTAAACCAATCCCATAAGGTGGGTCAACAATAGCCAAATCAAAATAGTTATCTGGGTAACGTGCCATCAATAACATATTATCTTCGTTTGTTATTGTTATTTTATCTGTTACTTTCATTATAATATACCTCTTAAAACATATTGATTTAAATCCATATCTTCTTCACCAAAGAAATATTTATAGTTAGATATTGCTTGTTCTAACTTTGCTTCACCTTTTGCATAAAATTCATCACTACATTCAAAGATTGCTATATCTAAACTACCTTTGTCTATTGCAACAAAAAGAAAGTCATCAACACCAAACATCTTTTTATATAAATATGCTTGTAAATCATAGCTATATTTATCAGCACTATATCTAAAGTCTTTAACACCTGTTGTAGTTTTTAAATCAATAATCATATTTGGCTTTAATATATCTGCTTTTGCTCTAAATGGTATTCCATCAATCATTTCAATAGCTGGTATTTCTGTTTGGCTTTTACTCATTAAAGACATTACTTCATTGTTCTTTGATAAAGCATCAGTTAATCTTTCAGCATCATTGTATTCTTTTCTTGTGTATACTTCTAAACCTTGTTCTTTTGCAAGTTTATATTCTTTTCCAGCTTTAGTTGCTACATCTACAATTACTAAATCATTTAATTTATGTGGTTCTAATATCATTGTGTGAAATAATTTACCATCACGTAATGCTTGGCTTTCATCAGAACCATATTGTGTAACGTATTTATAAGTTTTAGGTGAAGATATAAGCATCTTTGCTGATGAACTACTTAAAGCATTTTTACCTAAATAACCATAGTAGAAACTATCATCATACATATTGTCAAGTAATTCTTGTTTGTTCCATTGTTTGTTGTCAAAAGTTGTTATCATCTTATCTTATTTTAATGTTGTTTAATAAATCATAAGTGTTATCCATATCTAATACTTCTCTAATTTGTTGTGCATAGTCATCTGATGCATTCCATTCTACAATTAAATCTTGCTTAATTGAATTGATTAAAGTTTTTTGATATATATTATCTTCACTTTGTAAACCTAAAAGTATATCTAATTTTGTAATAATTTGTGTTTTCATAATTTTATAATTGTTATTGTTAATAATACTACTGCTAAAATAATTGTTCCTATTAAAACTTTTGTTGCTGTTTTTAAAACATAATCTAATTCTTTTTTTTCTTCTGGTGTCATATTAATCTCCGCTATCTACTTTATAAATTACTTTAACTATTTCATTTTCTTGCATAGTTTCAAAACTATATTCATTTAAACAGTTTCCGATGTTTTTTGAAGTAGCTGATTTTTCTATTTCATATTTCTCTAATTCTTTAAACTCTATTCTGTCTTGATTAGTCCATCCATTTGCGTAACCTAAATCTATTGTTTTCATATTAAATTGTTTTTATAAATTAAAATTTCATCTCTAACTTCATCCCAATATTTTAAATCTTGAAATTCAATAATTTCTAATATTTCACTAACTACATTTAATGCAGATAAAATACCTTCACGTTCTGCTTGACTTGTATTCCAATAAGTAAACTTGTTAATCAAATGTATTGCTTTTTCTTGTGGTGTCATCTTAAATTACGTTTAAAAGGATTAATGAACCTGTGAAAAATACAACCCATAATAATAATGCTAATGCAAATTCTTTTAATAATGTTTTCATAATTGTTATTTTTAATTGTTAATTGTTATACAAATATAATACTTATTTTCAATTATAAACAACTTATTAAAACTTTAACATTTCTTTAACAAAAAAGGATAGCTTTTAAACTATCCTAATTTTCAATTTGCAAATCGCAATTTGTGTTGGATTGCTCTTATCTTATCATTTATCTTTTCATCATTTAAACCTTTTAAATATAATGATTGTCTTTTTTTAATTAAATAACTTAAAGTATATTCTAATTCTAATGTGTCAAATTCTATTTGTTGTTCTCTATCCATTGTTCTTGTTCTTTTCTTAAATGTTGTAATTCTCTTTCTAAATAGTCTATTGCTTTTTCCAAGTCTTTTATATGCGTTCCTTTATGTTTTGCTCTGGCTACATATTTAATTACATTTCCTTCATTAAAGTTTAAATCATAGTCTTTAATAAAGTCTATAACATCGTAGTTCTTTTTGTTGTCGTAATGTATTGGTGTCATTGTGTAAATCTTTTAGCGTGAAACTTATATAATTCCATTGTTTTTTTTAATCCTTCATATTCAGTAAATTCTGCATTTACATTGTTTTCTTTATAATAAAATATTTCATTGTAGTTACTGATTTGATATTTTATAACATTATATCTATTTGCTTTTTTTGCTGATTTAATAACATAAGCTAAATCATTTTTCCAACATACTGCCATAGCTTTTATATCTTCTTCAGTTGGTGAAAATTTATCTTCTTTAACTTTCGCCATTAGTTACATTCTTTTTAAATATTGATTTTAATAAAGTTGGATGCCAATCTTGTGTTAAACAAATATTATAAAGTAATTGACCTAAATCATCAATATCAATATCGTCATTTTGTGTTTCTATTGTTGATGTTTTTCCGTAAGATGTGTATGTTATTTTCATTAGTTTAATTTTAAAAATTCAGCATCAGCATTTTCTAAAAACCATTCTTTGTTTTCTTTATACTTATCTACAACTGCATCAATCATTACTATTTCATCTATTGTTGATGTTTGCAATTTAGTTATTATACTTTCTATTGACCTTAATATGTTTGTGGTCATTTCTGGGTCTGTTTTATAAACCTTTGTATATTCTTCAAACACTACTTGCTCAAGTTCTTTATTAAGTCTATTAATTAAATTCTTAATAGTTTGTCTATACTGTGTTGTAAAGATTAAACTTTCATTTGCTTCTAATAAAAGTTGAGCTAATAATACTGATTTTAAGTATTCTAATTGTATTGGATTTTGTTTCATAATTGTTTTGTTTGTTTTTCTAATAATTCTTTGCAATCTTTTATTGTAAATATACCTTGATTTGTATTGTCTAATGCGTAAACTCTAATATTATCATCTGAATGCTTTCCTAATACATTTAACCATCTGCTATTACGCATACTTCTAAAAAATACAGGTTCAAAGGCATCTTCACTTATATACCATAATAAATCACCATCTTCATCTACTATTTTATTGTGGTCTATGTATTGTTTTAAAACTCCAAATGTTGTACTCATAATTGTTTTGCTTTGTCTATTTCTAAATATGTTACTTCTTTATCTATTTTTTCTCTATTGTTAAAATATGTTGTTGCTGGATTTTTATTGTTTATTTCCCAAATTGGCTCAATTAAATGTAGATTAAAACTATAAATTCCTTTTGGTGTTGAATTAATATAAACTGGTATATCTAAATGCTTTTCACATTCTTTTATCATAGCATCATATTTTACTTTTTCTAATAACAAAGTTTTATAATGCACTTGCCTACATTTTAACTCAATTCGGTGACCAGTTGAAACTGAATAGCAATCCCATCTTGACATTTGGTTTTTTGCTTTAACTAAATCTGGATAAACATTTTCCACTAAATAGTTAAATAAATCAATTTCTTTCCAGTTATTCATTTACTTCATAAGTATCATAAACTTTTCGTAAATCACTTAAAATAGTTCTCCAACAACTTGAGCAATTACTGTTGTCTAACTTTTCATTAAATACATTAAAGTAAATATCTTTAATTGTGTGCTGCTGTTTTGGTGTTAATTGATTTGTTCTATTGTCATATAATATTTTTAAAAACAAATATTCATCTTCTTTAAGACAATTAACGTTTCTACGATATGAAATTAAATTGTTTAGTTTTGCTTTACGTTCATCACAACCACAATCTATTCCTGTTACTTTGCTAAATAATTCAACTGCTGCTTTAATACCAGTTGCTTCTGTGATTTGTTCAATAGTATCACCTAATCCTGTTGCTTTCTTTTTTCTTCCCATTAGTATATGTTGTTATAGTCATTATTAATATAATCTTGATAATCATTCATAAACTTATTACTCAATACTTCTTTGTAGTTTTTAATTGAATGAAATATTGATATTAAACTAATATTAGTTTCTTTTGCTATATCACGCATTGACATATCTGTATCCCTATACAATTTAAATAGCTTTTTATCATACCAATGCCAGTTGTCTATTTCTTCATCAATCATTAAACAAATATCATTATATGCTTTATGTTCATCTATATTGCTATTGTCTGATAAGTTGAACAATGTATCAATTCCTATTTTATCAATCTTATTACGTTTGTTTAAATACTGAAAACATAAACTTTTAATTGTAAAAAATACATAACCTTTACGAACATTACCTTTTGCATCAATTATTTTTTCAGCATCAGCATATTTCCATAAAGCAATATATACTTCTTGAACAATATCTTCTGCATAATCATCTACTTTATAAAGGTTAGCAATTTTAACCCATTCTTTGTGATGTTGGGCAACCTGTTCTAACCATTTATTTGTAGACAATTCCATACTAATACATTTTAATTGTTACTATACCAGTTTTTGGTATTAGTGCTTCTTTTACTTTAATCTTTAAATCCACTTCTGTTAATTCTGTATCTAATTTTAATATTGAATGAAAAGCATTTTGTATTTCAGTCCAGTTTGCTTGGTTATCCATTTCGTTCAATTCATACAAATATTCTAATTTATTTTTCAAATCTTTAAAGAAACTTATTAACATTGAATTATCTGAATTTAAAACTAACATTCTTGATGCTGATGTTTGTAATTCTTCTATGTGGTGTTTCATTGTGTCTTTCATCTTAAAATATATCTTTTAATGGGTCATAAAATGCTCCTTCAACTTGTGGCAATCCAAAATTATTTACTTTAAAATTAAAATCTTCAAATGGTGCATTTCTACTTCTTTTACAACTTACTTTTACTAATCCTTTATTAACTGTGTTTAATTCTAAACTAATTTGTGTTTCTGTTTTCTTTTCTAAAAATGAACCTAAATGACCTGTTGGTTTATCAGTTCCAAAATTAGAATGTATAACTGTTACAATATGGCAATCTAATTCTTTTGTCCATTTCATTAGCTTTTGAACTACATTATTACTTTCTTCAATATTGTTTACATCACTACATAAATCAGCAACACCATCAATAATTACTAAACCTATATCTTTACCTTCTAATCTGTCATATAAGTAGTGTTCTATTATTTCTATTCTGTCACTAAAGCTATATTGTCTTAATGCTAATGTATGGTATTTATCTATGTTTTTTAATCCAGCCATTTCTAATGGTCTTTTAAAAACCATTTGAGCGTGAAAATTACCTTGTTCAGTATCAAAATGTATTAAGTGTTTATCATTTCTATTTGCTTTTAAATCACCACAAAATTGTGGTAAATCTTCTGCTAAATATATTGCTGATAATAATGATACAAAAAATGTTTTTTTACTTTTAGGTGGTGCTTGTACAAAACTAAAGTTGCCATAAGTTCCTATTGGTACTGGAAATATAATTTCACCATCTTTACTTTCATAAGTTTTAACACCGAATGATATTGCTGGTTTTGGATATTCTACTTTTTCTAACGGATTTATAATAGCTTCATCAACTATAAATTCCATCATTAAACGTTTTTCTTGTTTTTGTTCTTTTGTCATTGTTTTTGTTTAATAGTGAGTGCAAATATATTTAATTTGTATTTCATTTAAATTAAACCATTCACCTCTTATTCTTTGTTTTTCATATTTTTTATGCAATTCTTTTTCAATATAATTATCAAATATTTTAATTATTTTAATATTTGGTTTTTCAGATTGTAATGTTTTTTCTCTTTTTAAAGGTTCATTAGAACAACCTATTTTATATAAACCAGTATTTAAATCTTTTATTATATATGTTTTCTTTTCTGTAATTAATCGTTTTACTACAATTTTTTCTTTATTTAATTCATTTATTTCTTCTTTTTGTAATTCAATAAATTCTTTTAATTCATCAATTTCATTTTGTAATGTATAAAATTTTTTTAAATAATTTATATGAATTTCATCAAATACTTTGTTATTTCTTCTATTGGTTTCTATACTACTAAATATGTATCTTATAAGTGCTGTTTTAGTAAAATGATTATAATAATCATATCTTTTATCTTCTTTAGTTATACCTTTATACATTGTTTTATTTTTTTTAAAAAAAGGGGAACTGTTACATTCCCCAATTAAATTTAAAATGGTAAACTATCATCTTCTACTGATGCAGTTGCTTTGTCTTTTTTAGGTGCTGTTTTAATTTCACCATTTGTCCATACTACATTACCATTTCCTAAATAAACTTTAGGTTTTTTTGCTTCACGTTCTTCTTGTGTTTGACTATCAGTTAAAGAAACGTTTTGACCAAATTGATTAGCATCATCATTTACACCAACTGTAAAGTTGTAATAAACTGCTCCATCTTTACCTGATACAAATTTTTCTTTTGGTAACTTGTCTACTCTTAAACTCACATTAATAATTGCACTCATATTTTTTATATTTAAAATTTGCTTACTCTATATAGTTTTCAGCTTCCCTATTTTACTTTTAATAATTCGTCTTTAACTGCTTTTGCCAATTTATATTTATTTTCAATAATTGCAATATTACCACCATTTTTTAAATATTCAATAGCTTTATTAAATTCTGGTGTGTTTTTATTTAACCATTTTAATTCAGTTTCTGTAATATCTTGTTTTATTTCTTTATCGTGTTTATTAGTTGCATCAGCATCTTGTGTATCATCAATTAAAAGTAAGTTACCTAATGCATATTTTTTAGCATAAGAAGAAGCTGAACCAAATTGTTGTGGAACTTGCATACCTTTTTGATTTAAATCAACACCTACTATTGCAGTAGCTATTATTTCATTAACTCCATTATTATCTAACATACAAGCACTTGAATTAATGATTGGTGGATTAACATTTATAATATCTTCTCTAATTACAAATGATACTTGATACTTTTCATTAAATGGTTTTAATGCTTCTAATATATCTTCAGCACTTCTAAAATTGTATTTACCAAAACTATTAAATTTTGATTTGTTTGCTTTAAATTCTTTTTGAATTAAAGATAGTTTTTGATTTAAGTTTAAATCTTTCATTTTACTTTGTTTTTAAATTGTATAATTCTTTTTTGATTATTGTTTTGTATTCTTTTGGGCAATCTTCATCTGCTAATTCAAAGCAATAAGTTTCTAATGTACTTAATAAACTTTCTAATTCGCAAATCTTACTTTGCATTGTTTCAATTCTAAATCTGTTGTAGTCTAATAAATCTTTCATTGTTATTTGTTTTTAAAGTTTTCATTATAATATTCTTCACCTGTTAAAATATATGTGTAATTTGTAATGCCACCAGATTTTTTTTCTTTATTTCCGTGTGCATCTATTAATTGTTGCTTTTCTAATTCAAAAAATTTATAATAATCATTTATAAACTTTCTGCCTTCTAAAGTGTTTGTGTTAAATAAATTTGGATGTTCAATTTCTAATTGGCTGAATAATTCTTGCATTGCTGTTTTCATAATATTTGTTTTTAAATAATTGTTAATTGTTCTGGTAAAAAAGATAATGTAATAAAACTATCTAAATATGGAAAATCTATAAAATACAATCCATTTTCAAATTTTTTAATATTACACATTGTACCTTTTAAATTCATTAAATTAATTTCAATAATTGCTTTCATAATATTTATTTGTTTTTAATTATGGTACAAATCTAACTATTAAATTAATACAAAAATAAACTTTAACTTTTCTTTAACATTTAGACAAAAAAAAGAGTGGCTATAAAACCACTCCTTCTTGACAAAAACAATTTAAAAAACATTATGTAAATTTATGCAAGATATTTACCTTTTGTTTATAGTAATCAATCATATCAATTAATTCTACATCAGCAAATTTAACTATTTGTTTTGATTTTAAATAAAGTTCTTCAGCTAACTTATTACCAAGATATAAACTATATTTATATTGTTCACCTGAATGATAAACATTGCACCCTACACATTGAACTTGGCAGTTATCTTCATCCCATCTTGTTGAGTAATTTGCTCTACTCATAAAATGACCATTCTGTAATTTTTTCCAATGGTCTTTTTTTCCACAGGTAACACATTCAGCTATTTCATTCTTTGCATATCTTAAACGTATATACTGACTAAAAACAGTATCTAATTCTTTTATTAGATTTTTTCTTAAAGGTTTCTTTGCTACTTTAGCCATATAACGTATTTTAAATATGATTTAAACAAAGATAATTGAATTTAAGTATACTTATATAACTTTATTAAAAATTATGTCTTAAAAACGTTTATTTTCTTTATTTTTAATTTCTTAATTATATATATAATATAAATAACTTATTTAATTCAAGAATATTTAAATATACAATATAATATATATATTAATAAATATAATAATAAATATATAATATATTAAATAAA